GGTCTATACAACAACAAAAAAAAAATTATTTGTTAAATAATTCGAATTTTATATTTGAATATTTTGAAGAAAAAAAAAATATAAATAAAGGAGAAACGAAAAAAACAGTAATAGATAATTTTTTTAAAAGCAAAGATAATAAAAAAATTTGTGATTTGAAAACGCCTTCCTATATGCAAAGATATCTTTCTAATATAGATGAAAAATATATTAATCTTAATGATTATTCTACACAATCCGATATATGCAAGTTTTGCTCACATGGTGAAATGATACCAGTTGAACATGATGGTATATTAGTATGTAACAATTGTTTTAAAAACACTCCATATTTCGTAGACAATGATAGACCTTCGTACAAAGAGCCCCCGAAAGAAATATGTTTTTATGCATATAAACGAATCAACCATTTTCGCGAAATATTAGCACAATTTCAAGCGAAAGAAACGACGCAAATACCGAAGGAAGTTTTGGAAAATGTAAAACTGCAAATTATAAAAGAAAGAATTGAGGTTGAACAACTAACAAATAATATGGCGAAAGACATTCTAAAAAAATTAGGATATAATAAATACTATGAACATATACCTTTTATAAAAGATAAATTGGGTATTAAACCACCTGTGATGTCACAAGAATTAGAAGAAATTTTGTGTAATTTATTTATGGATATACAGGCCCCATATGCTAAATATTGTCCACAAGATAGGGTTAATTTTCTAAATTATTATTACACAATATATAAATTATGTGAATTATTAGACCAAACTCAGTTTCTACCATATTTCCCCATGCTAAAAGATCGTGACAAGCAAATCGAACAAGATGAAATTTGGAAACAAATCTGCAATGAGTTAAATTGGGAATTTATTCCAACAATATAATATTTCTAAATATATAGACGATTATATGGTAAGCATTGCATATTATTACTTTTTAATAATATGGAACTAGTTAGTATTTCTTATATATATTATATTTCTTGTATATATTATATTTCTTGTGAATAAGTCATTACTTACATAGGAAATCCTACCAGATTAGCTCCTATTCCTAAACCTGCACCTGAACGGGCATTTACAGCAATGGCAGGGACGTATGTATCCAAAATACTAAATGTAGCGGCAGCTGTTAATGAAATAAGAGCTATCTCATCGAAATTTAAAGATTTCTTTGGAATAGCAAATGCTGCAATTGCAACCATGAGACCCTCTACCAGATATTTAATTGCGCGTTTTATGAGTTCGCTGAGATCAAAACCGGATTGTGATGCCATTATATGTATTATATAGAAAAAAATTTTCAAATATCTTATCTAAAGAAATAAACTTAAATACTTAAAAAGAATATCTAACATAAATATTATGCTAAAGAACGAAAAAAATAAACAGAATAAAAATATGGAGTATAAAACCACCCCAGATGGAAAGGAGAACCCGAAATATGTAGATCTCCTAGATGAAGATCGGGCTATTTCCGGACAAAAGTTTGTATGTCTGTCATTTATTTCGCCCGAAAAAGAAATAAAACAGCGTGAAACATATTTATTCGAACAATACGTTAAGGAGTGGGATATGAAGAAATCACTGGAAAAATATTCCCAGTTCTTAAGTTTTATTGCATTTAAGCATAAACTTGACTATACTATTATTGACACAGATTTTACTGAGTTTTGCAAAGAAGAAAAAGATAACCTTTTCCTAACTAATGTTGCTGATGATTATAAAACATTTTTAGATAAAAATGAAGATAAATTAATGGAAACATATAATGAACACGTATCTTTTCAAACAAGTGTCAGAGGCATTAAGGTTCGCGGATCTTATCCTACACAGGCAGAAGCGGAGCTAAGATGTAAAATGTTGCGTGAAATGGACCCATCGCATGATGTATATGTTGGGCCAATAGGATCATGGATGCCATTCCATCCAGAAGCATATAAAACGGGGCGCGTTGAATATATGGAAGAAGAACTGAATCAATTGATGCATGAAAAGGGCAAGAACGAAGAAGCTGCTAATTTTGAATTTGAGAAACGCGTGAAAGAAAGTAAAGTAAAAGCCATGGAGGAAAATAAAAGGAGGTCTCTAGAGAGCAACAACCCACTTACGCAAATGCTTAATGAAGATGGTGAATTAGTGAGTGTTGCTAATTCTAGCACTATCGAGAAATCTCTTGGTAATGACAATGTCGCAGTTGCTGATATTCGCAAAGAGCTTTTTGAGGGAGACAATATTATAACTGGCAATAATAAGAATAGTGATCACGGATATAACAATTTGACTGCAGTAAAAAAATTAAGAAAACAAAATAATGCTAAACCCAATTTGGGTTCCATAAACGAAGCAAATGAGGACGATGCAAATGACAACGAGAAAAAAGATAATATCATAGTAACAGAACAAAATGAAACGGAAGGGGATGATAATATGGTAAGTGAGCATACTGTTGAGTGTGTGGATGGTGTATGTACGCTGCCTGCATTCAAAAAATGTAAGACTACTGGTGAAAAGAATGAAATTGTGTGCGAGTGCATGGTTGAAAAAAATAAAGCTACAGCAAATGATATAGAAGAAGTGTAATACTATGACATGGTGTATTATGCAACAACTTAAATATATTTCATAAATATATATAAGTTGTAATATGCAAAATAAGAAAAAACAAATTTGCGAACATGAAAATTGTAAAAAACGCATTAGTATTGTAGAGATGATGATGGCTACGTGTAAATGCAATAAACAATTTTGCAAACTACATAGATTGCCTGAAGCACATGAGTGTTCACATGATTACAAAAAAATTGACGTTGATTTAGAAAGTGAGAAGCTACGTTGTGTGTCTGATAGAATCGATTACCTATAGTTACCATCTATTTTTTTTAACGCTTATCTTAGGATTCGTTCTTTTTTTACTTGCTGTGGGATCATATGGTTCATCATCGTCGTCCGAATTCAAGTCTTTTGAAATGTCCCAAAATTCTTTAGACCCTAATTTAAAAGCGTTATGTGGTTCAGCTTTATACCAAAAAATTTGATCTTGTAATTTATTAGATTTAGCATTATTATTTATCACAAGACATTCGTAATTTTCTGTACATTGATCCATGACTTGACAGAAGCTTTCCATTGTTGGGAACATTCCGGCATAGTTTTCCCATATGCGCTTACGATTAGTAATATATGGCTCCCTTAAAATAAAAACATAATCTATATTTGTTCTAAGATTTGGTGGTATTCCTAGTGGGTACTGCATTGTAATTACCATCATAATTTTCCAATGACGACCATTCATAAACAATAAGCGCATCATCTTATCTTTCGTCCACGTAGCATCATATAAACAATCATCTAATATCACAAATGTTCGGGGATCAATAGTAGACCGACGATATTGTTGAATCTCTCTCTTAACTTGTTTTAGCACAGCCTTTTGTCGTTTTAGTATATTTTCAATAATAGCAGTATTGTATTCGTCATGAATAAATAGTTTTGGAACATGTTCGCCATAGAAGCCATTACCCGCTTCAGTTCCAGATATCACCGTTCCTATAGGTATATCTTGGTGATAATACAATAAATCTCGAACGAGAAAACTTTTCCCGGTATCGCGCCTTCCTATTAGCACCACGACAGGTCCTTTATTTTCATCTGCTTTAAAACTAATTTGACTCATATCAAATTTTTTTAGCTCTAATGTCATCTATTACATATTTATATAAATTTAATATTATTATACCGCATAATATATACACCGATCATATATACACCGATCATATATATACACCGATCATATATACACCGATCATATATACACCGATCATATATAGGATATAAAATGCTGTCGCATATAATATATTTAGTATAAGTATTTAGTATAACCATTAATTTATTATAGGTTTAAATATGATATAATAAATATTTAACAACAATAATGGAATTACATTATAAAAAACAAGACAACTCAACATTATTTCATGCATTTTCTACTATAGAAAATCTGGAAGTTAATAATGTGCAGAATTATATCCCAATATACGAAACTTTTTTCACACTTTCAAAAAATAATGCAAATACTATAAATCTTAATCACGCATATAGTTTAATTGATATATTAGAAATGTCTTCATATAATAGTTGCACTGCTAAAGTAATAGATATATGCAATAATACGGTGGAGCGTGAAGTTTTTTTTAAATTTAGTCCTCTTTTAGACCCGATAAAATATATGATTGGAAAATATGATATATCAGATAATAATTTATTAAATATTCCTTCTTTCGAAAATGAAAATTCTCATTTTAAAATTCGTGATAAAAATAATGCTTCGTATACGGACGGATTTTTCTCTTTCTTATCTAGTAAATTATTGAATGAACATAATTTTATTCATGGAACAGACTTTTATGGCGCATTTTTAGGGAATAAAAAAGATTTCAATATTAATATTTACGATGAACTGGATTATTTACACGAATCTAAATATTTTTGTCAACACAAAAATTCGCTTTTTGAATTAGACAATAAATATTATGACGAATATTGCGACAACTATACTAAAACTCATCGTGAAAAACTTTCCATTCAAGACGTATTCATTGATAATAGCAATAATTGTTCAAAACCAACTATTATAGATTTGAAAAATATCAACGATATATCCGGTTTAAATAATTTATTTATAACGGCTAATACAGCAGATTATAAAGACATGGAAATACTGTATACAAATAACCAAAGTGCAAATGAAAAAATGAATAGCAATAATTCATTAAAACACGAACTTCAATCTTCTTCCAGTTCTTGTTCCTCTCGTTCATCAAACACAAATTCTTCTGTGGATTCTTCAGCGGATTCTTCCTCTGATAGTGACAGTAATAGCATGTCATCATATTCCACCGCAACAGAAGACTCAGTTAATGCAACATTACATGATTTTCCCATTGAAATTATAGCTCTCGAAAAATGCGATAAAACATTTGACAGCTTTCTTTTACATGAGGATATACATGACGATGAATTGGGGTCTATCATTATTCAATTATTAATGATTTTAATCACATTTCAAAAAGTGTTCCACATGACACATAATGACTTGCATACAAATAATATTATGTATATTTCTACAAAAAAAGAGTATTTGTATTATAAATTCAATGATAAATACTATAAAGTACCGACATTTGGTAAAATATATAAAATAATTGACTTTGGTCGAGCAATTTATAAATATCGCGGAAAACGGATATGCAGTGATAGTTTTCATAAGGAAGGTGATGGAGCAACGCAATATAATTGCGATCCATATTACAATAGTAAAAAACAATGTATTGAACCGAATTATAGTTTTGATTTATGTCGGTTAGCGTGTTCCATGTTTGATTTTTTTATTGATGATTTAAATGATATTACGAAAATTAAATCACCCATCATCAAAATTATAATCGGTTGGTGCAGAGATGATGAAGGGCGTAATGTATTATACAAATCAAATGGTAAAGAGCGTTACCCCGATTTCAAACTATATAAAATGATCGCTAGAACGGTTCATAAACATATTCCAGAAAATGTGATTCAAAACGAATATTTTTCCAAATTCATAATTCCTAAAAAGAAAATAACAAAAAAGAAAACGATTATGAATATAGATACATATCCAGACTATTCGCAACAAGTATTATAAAATAATTCGTATGAGTTGCAATACTATAACAAAAAATTGAATGAATATTAATAA